AGCATTTGATGGTCTAGGAAATACTCTTAATTTATTATTTATTAATTCAAATGTAAAGTGTGATTTTCTAACTGTATCATCAAATTCAACTTGCTGTACCTTTAATAAATCATCATATATGGGCATTGCTAAATAACTCACACCTGCCATTGTGCCTCCCCATCCAAAAGAATTTAATGTATAATTCGAACCAAATTGAGGGTCAAAGTGTCTAGCTTGAGCAGGGTCTTTTTGATGAAACACTCTTTTTACTTCTAAGTCTGCTGTAACATGATTTCCATCCGAGCCTGTTAATAAAGTACTCAAATCATATTCTTGTTGCCAAGCACCATCAGAGCCAGTTGATGTAGTTATATATGCTGTTTTCCAATCAACTAAACCACCACTTCCTACTTCTGTACCATATTGTTTTGATAAAGCAATAAGTCTTCCTAAATTTGGTGTTATCATTTTATGCGTATAAGAATTACTTGTTGAATTACCTTTTGCTGCTAATAAATTCTCTCTTATATTAAATCTATTAACTTGAGCACTGTATTCAGTTACTGCTTCTTCGAAACATGCAAAGAAATTTTCTGATTGCAATTCTATATCTACTATAGGATAACCTAATCTATTAGCACACCAATTTGAAGTATTTGCAGAAGCTGTTTGATATGTTAAGTCAGAATCATACAAACCAAATGGAGTGTTTCCACTTACCATTGAAGATGATATTGCACCATTATATATTAAAATGTTTGCCATGTTCGATTCCCTCTATATTCGTTTTATATAAATATCAAGAAGTGTTGTCTTTTTTACATTCCCATCAGCATTTCAAAAACTTCGTCAATTGCTGGATGTCTATGGTTATCTAGCAATATTCTTTTATAGACATATTGAGATTCTTTAATTTTTGAAATATCATGTATTGCTGAATAATTTTTATCTTTCAAATCTATCTGTTGATTGTCACCACAAAATATCATTGTAGAACCTTTTCCTAGTCTACCTAAAGCCATTCTTAACTGCGACCTTGTTAAGTTCTGAAATTCATCTATTATTACTATAGAGTTTTCAAAAGTACGTCCTCTAAAGTGTGCTAATGATACCAATTCTATATCCTCATTGTTTTCCATCTTCTCTAAAATAAGTGGTTTATTATATACCTTTCTCATATTAGAGCGGATAGGAACTAACCACGGTTCCATTTTTTCTTTTTCTGAACCAGGTAAAAATCCATTATCTTCTGTAGAAACAGTCGGCCTTGTTATAATGATTTTGTTTATCATTCTCTTAAAGAACATATCTAATGCAACCTGACATGCAAGAAGTGTTTTACCACTACCTGCTTTACCTACTATAAAATTATATGGGTGATGTAAAATTGCCTGTTTTGATAATTTCTGTTCTTCAGATAAAGTAATTGAAAACTTAACATTTCCTTTTGGTGGTGTTTTTTCTATATTCTGTTTTTTTGCCGCCATAATAAACCTCCATTGTATTTACTATAAATATCATATACAAAAAAAGAGCCGCTGTTAAGCGGCTCCTTTAATAAACATTGTATGATTACCTATCTATTATGATGGTAAAGCACCAAGTGTAGCCCAGTTTGTATCAAGAACAGAGATAACACCGTAGAAGTCGTTTCTTACAACTTTCTTAGCGTATCTTGTCATCACACCTTTACGTGGAGTAAAGTTTGTTGGGTCGTAAACAAGTGGAGTCATAATTAACGGAATGTATGGAGCAAATACAGCACCAGTTTCAAGGAATTGATTTCCTCTGTATCCCATTAAAATTTCTTTACCTGTCCAGTATGGATTTTTGTAAACTGTCCATCTGTTAGACATTGAACCGATAGCTTGAACACCCATTGCGAAGTTTCCTTCAGTACCATCAGTGTTTGCATTAAATCCAGCGATTGATTCAACATAAGTAGCAATTGCAGGTGACATTACAGCAAAGTTAGCACCACCACGCATAGTTGATTGATGGATAGCATTTGACATTGCTTGCATTTTTACACCTAAAGTTGCGAATGCGTCTCCGAATAATTCACCACCATCAGGTGTTTGTGCTGTGAAGTCAGAAGTAAATCCTGAACCTGAAGCAGCATTGTGAAGCATTGCAAGGATTTCTAAATCGATTTCCATTGTAATGTATTCAGATAACATTGAAGTCAATTCAGCTTCTGCATCAATTGAATGATAAGCATTCAAATCTTGAGCAAATTCTGGTGACCATTTAACTTTAAGCTTTCTAGTCTTAGCAACTAAAGCTTCTTGTTCTAGAGCAACTTCTAATTCTGGAATATCTAAAGCAGAACCAGTAGCTGTTGTTCCAACTTCTATAATATCTCTATCTTCGAAGTCACCTCTTTGAGTAGCATCTGTAGTGTTTACGTAGTAGTATACATCTGCAGTGTGAGAACCAGCAGAATATCCACCTAATGCACTTGTAAATCCTAAGTTTACAGCTGTAGTAACGCTTTCACCAGTTGATGGAGAAGAAGCAGTAGCTACGTACTGAGTTGAAGCAGATACAGCATAGAAAGATTTCCATATAGTACAGTCAATACCATTAGCATTGATAATATCTATACTTCTATCAGTATTAACTGTAGCTGAAGCAGATTTGATTTTCCCTAAAGAATATCCAACCTGACCACCAGTAGCACCGTTGTCTTGGTTTCCGTAAAGTCCGTTATCTAAAACAGCTTTACCTTTTTTAGTAGTCTGACCGAATAAAGAATCGTTGACAGCATGCTGTCCTTTTGATTCAGTACCAGAACCACCGTATTTGAAGTCCAACCAGAATACTAAACCTGAAGGTAAGTTCATCGGTTGAACAGAAACAAATTCCTTAGCAGATAATTCGCCAAAGATTCTTCTAACTAATGGAAGCGCAACGCCATTCCACTCTTCTGCTGAAGTAGTACTAGTAGTATTAGCCTCAGAGATAAGTTGTTTAGCTTGGTTTTCTAAAAGGATTGCAGTATTATGCTTGTCATACTCTGCACCAATTCCTTCTAAAAGACCTGTCTTTTCCCATTTAGTTACAAGAGTTTTTGTTTCGTTTCTCTGAGCTCTAAATTGAGCTTGAGAATCTTGTAATAAATTGTTAATTTGTGACATTTTATAAGTCTCCTATTTTTCTAAATTATTTTAATCCTGCTAATTTTTGCATTCTAGATGCAAAAGTATTAGATTCAACAATTACACCTTTTTTAGGTGCAGTTGAGTTTGTTGCATTAGATGCAAAGTTTTCATTTACTCTTTTCTTTGGAGTATATCCAGTTAAAGATTCTGCTAAAGTAGAATATACTAATTTAACCTCTCTTACTGAATTTGCTCTATCGAAAGTTTCGATAACTTTCATCTTTTGCGATTCGTTCAAATTGTTAGAACGGAATAGTTTATTAGAATAAAGTAATTTAGAATTCAATAAATTAACCTCATTGATTTTAGATTTCAAGTACTTTATAGTCTTGTAAGCTTCATCCAATTCTGCTTCTTTATTTTCTTCCATTTCTTCAGTCTCGTCAACATCCATATCATCTTCTTCTTGTAAAGATTTTATGATTTCGTCCAAGTCCATTTCTTCCTCTTCAACTTCTTCTTCGCCTTCAGCTTTCAAAGATTTTGCGTCGTCATCATTATCAGCTTCATCAGTTTGTCCTCCAACTCCAACAGCGTCCGTAGTAGTTTCACCATTAACAGCATCAGCACCTAAGTCTGCGTCTTCTTTGGCTTCTTCTTCGTTCATCTCGTCTTCGTCTTCTTCCATTTCTAATTCTTTGATAATTGATTCCAATTCTAAATCTTCTTCTACTTCTTCGCCCTCATACATTTCTTCTTCTACTTCTTCACCTTCTTCGTATGATTCGTCAGCCGGTACATCATCACCAGTTTCTTCTGTTTCATCATCCGCAGAACCTGTGTCAGCAGCGTCAGCAGTAGTATCAGCAACTGCAGCTTCGTCATCTTCGATTGAAGTATCAGTAGTTTCTAAATCTTCTTCTTCTGATAATTCATCGTCCATTTCTTCTGCAATTTTGTGCGATAGCATAGATTGTAGTTTCGGAGTAAATGCTTCTTCTAAAGCTAGTTTTGCGTTTGCGATTGCAGTTGAACGTACAGCCTTCGCATCAGCAATAGCTTCTTTTAATAAGTCTTTTGACATTATTACTCTCCTTAAATATTTGTTTTTGGAAATAAGGTTATTATGAACCTTAATAGATAAATTTTATTTACATACTGTGCTATATGAGATA